TTCTTATCAAAGTCAATCCATCCAGAAAAGAAGATCAGGCAGAGGCACTAAGAAGTTCTGAAGTTGTCTGGTTTCATAGGTGGAATCGTGGACTAGCCGATCATTTCGCAGAAATATATAATTTGGAAGTTTGGAATTGGCGTGAGTGGAGAAATCCTCTTGACAACAGTTTGCGTTTGAAGTTTGACTTTAGGAAACAATGGTAATATTACTTATTGGCCCGCAAGGGTCTGGCAATCACTTATGGAGTAAAGTATTCACCACTTGGGCCGACAAGGAATTTTGGGTGGGACACAAAAATGAGCCTCACTCAAAACTCTGGCAAGATATGGACTCTTGGAGAACTTATGTTTTTCCAAATATCGATAACGTAGTATCCATATCAATTCCATATGCAGTAGAGGGAAAAACAACTTTTCCAGATGTGAAACTCTGGATGGATATTATGAAAGAACGTGATATAGAATATAGAGTATGTGCGATCACCAGAGATGAGAATATTAACTATCTACAAAACGAAAGAGTCCGACCAGAAAACAACTACCACAAGGCTGTAGAATACATAAAGACTTTGGATGTAGATTGTTTTCTATCCACAGAGACACTACTGTTATATAAGTGGCAGTATATAGAACAAGTATGTCGGCAGATATGTTTTTCTGTTGAAAAAAAAGATGTGGATTTTTCTCAATCTTTTAATGAGAAATATGTGAAATACGTTGAAGAGTTTTACTTAGATAAAAAGGTGTGGGAAGTTTCTGGTATAGAGGATCGTGACCCATTTATATATGACGGATGATAACAGATTTTGCATACTATAAACGCAAGGCTAATTTTAAGGCAAAATATAGTGGGGCAGATAACCTATTAAACATGCACCCCAACTCCCCAGCTGGATGGTTTGAAAATTATCCTGTACAGAACTTTGATTACCAGTTCAATAGTTGGGGATTTAGAGGGCCAGAGTATGATAAGTTTATAGGAAAACCAGTAAATATATGCTTAGGCGATAGTTTCACGGTCAATGTAGGGGGCCCTATCAAGCATAGTTGGGCATCTCGACTACAGGAACGTCTTGGCTTACCAACTTTAAATTTAGCTATGGACGGTGCTGGAAATGACGCAATAAGAATTGTGTATGACAGAGCAATCAAGTTGTTTGACGTACAACAAAGCTTTGTCATGTACAGTTTCTTTCATAGACGTTTGCATAATAAAGAGTTCACACATTATGGCCGAAGTCAACATGCTCCGGCCCCCTTACATTCTGATGAGGAGAACTTTTCGTATTTCGAGAAACAATACATAGAGGGTGCCCACGAAGCATTTCTGCCGCCGTGGTGTTACAAGGACACAGAGTTAGAGTACATAAAACTTTATGAAAACTTTGATTATCCCACTGGCGGTAGAGCAAAATGGGCCAACAGAGATTATCACCACATGAATGAAAAATTAAATAAAATGATTGCAGATTATTATTATGACTTGTTTCTTCTCACTGTATAAAGAATTTGTAGATGACGATTACAGAAAGGATCGTGCTAGAGGATATCCTATCAACGAAGAGTTTCTATCCAAAAGATATGAGTGTATGTTGCCAGAGGAGCTCATCAAAGATAAAACAATTCTTGATCTTGGAAGTTGTGTAAGCAGTCTTGGTGCGTGGGCATTACATCACAACGCAAAAGAGTATACTGGTGTTGAGTGTAATAAAGACTTGTGCGATTTAGCCATAAAAAATCTGTCAAATTATTTTGATAATTGGAATATAATTCACACAGATGTTGAATACTTTTTGAACACAGATAATCGTCACTTTGATATAATTGTAGCTTCTGGAATATTGAACTACTACTATGATCAGAAAGTTGTTCTTGATAAAATTGTCACAAAAACAAAAACTTTAATTATAGATAGCCAAGGGCCGTATCCTATAGTGTCTAATGATCCAGTAATCGTATACAAAAAAAGACCAGATGGTTTTCATGGCTATCCGAATGACTTGTACTATGATATGATTTTAAAACAACACAATTTTGAAAAACACGCTTACAGTCCAGATATACCAGAAATATATAATGACAATACAGAATATAATAGGTACATGATTCGTTATGTGGAAGTTTGATAACAACATAGCTCCAAATTTTGTTGAGCACGCAAAGAAACATATACCAAACTACGATAAGGTGATATATAAAACAGCCAGTATTTGTAATCATTTGTGTAATAAAGACGATCCAATTATAGATGTGGGGTGTGCAACAGGGGAAACTTTAAGAAAACTAGAACTTAACGGCTTCATAAACTTATATGGAGTTGATAATAGCAAGAGTATGTTAGATTATTGTCACACTAAAGCCACGCTCTACCATAGTAATATATTGCCAGAAAGACAATACAAGGCAATAATTATGAACTGGACATTACACTTTATAAAACAAAAATCTGAATATTTAGAACATTGTTCTAAAAATTTACAGGAAGATGGCTTTATAATTTTAAGTGATAAGACAAACAAGGATAGTTTTTTGATAGAAAGATATCATGATTTCAAAAGAGACTGTGGTGTAAGTGAAGAAGAAATTATTGGCAAACAACAGGCCGTTGAAGATATGATGTATATAGATGATATAAATTGGTATTTTGATCAGGGCAAGAAGTTGGGTTTTAATGTAGATATAATAGATGCAGATTTTTGTTTCACAACCTTTTTGTATAGAAAGACAAAACATGAATAATTTAATATTTTGGTCTGGTGATTTTTCTACAAAAGTGAAAGAATGGGTAGATGAAAAACACCCACTTTTTCTACAAGAGTGGCAACAAGCCATAGAAGAAGAAGAGAAGTATACGATAAGAAGTGGCCATAAACCATTTAATCATGGCACATTAATAGACCGTGCTGGTGAGGATCATTTTACTTTTTACTCAAAGACTTGTGTTGATTGGATTCCTTTTCAAGAATATCCCAAAACAGAATTTTCAGATTGTATGTTTGAGACTGCACAGTTGATAGCAAACAAAGGAAAGACCATAGACTTTTTCTGGTCTGGTGGTTTAGATAGTACAGCAGCCTTACTTGCATTTGATGAGATAGGTGTACAAAAACAACTACGTGTTATCATGGGCGGCCGCATGGAGTCGCCTGAGTTGTTTGAAAAAATAGTGAAAGGTAGAATGGAGTATGTTTGGGATGAAACAAGTACGCAATCTGTGGTGTATGGACTGGCTAGACCAGATGTACATGTGTTATGCTCTCTAGGAGAATGTGATCCCATGTTCGGGTGCAAGTCAAACTTTGCTGGTCGAGGAGTTGGAGTAACAGACCAATTTGATTGTTGGGAAACTAAACGAAGATATTATAGTTCTCATAACACTTGGCGATACGTTACAAACTTTAGTGGAGATTGGGTTGATCCTGATAACTATATGCCATTCGTTATGCAACCACCCATAGAAAAGTGGTTATGTAATCATGTGGCTGCAGGCGATATGGTATATTATGACCTTACACATGATGGTTGGGGAGATTGGTATGCAACAGGTGAGGCGTATGGCGCACCTAGTCAAAAATACTACAAAAAGTGTAAGATGATGATAAGGGACTTTATCTATCAAATAACTGGTGACAGATATTTAGCATATGAACAGCCGAAGGTTGCAAGTGGATTAAGATTGATGAGTGGAGAGCCGTTGAGGGTTATTGCTATCACTGAAGAAGGAAAGATGGTGACTCATGAAAATTTTGATGAATTTGATTGGTCAACATACATTGTCGGTCTTTAATTCACCATAATTATATATACAACTAAATTAACTCAATTAGATCATTATCTAACTTGATCCAACAATTCGAACATAAAATTTGAGATTGGCCTATAAGATGAAAGATTTCTTGTCTACTATCTTCGTTTGTACCAACTCTTTTCGTTATTTTTCGAATATCTGAGTCGTGAGGGTAAAACTTTAGACAAACAGTTTCACTTTCACCGCAATGAACACAAGATTTGTCGTTGAGCCACTCGTTAAGTAACACAATTCTCTTACGATAATTGCGTCTGGCCACCTTCTTTATAGTGTCTTTATATTTTTCGTAATGTGCATTTCCCATGTTATTATTTATATGTTATAAGGCATCTAAAAATGGAAGTTAAGAAGGTAAAAATTATAAATATTCTAGAACAATAACTCTTTAGCTAAAGGGAGTAAGGAAATGGGATTTTTAGTTTCTCCTGGCGTACAGGTAAAAGAAATTGATCTTACTAATGTTGTTCCTGCTGTTGCAACGTCTATCGGTGCTCTTGCAGGGCCATTTCAAAAAGGGCCCGTGTCCGAAGTTACTACAATAGGTTCTGAAGAAGACCTTTTGCGTATTTTCGGTAAGCCTAACAACTCTAACTATGAGTGGTGGTTTACTGCTGCGAACTTTTTGCAGTATACAAACTCTCTTAGAATTGTAAGGGCTGAATCGGGTGTTTTGAACGCATGTTCCGAAACAGGACTTCTTATCCGTAGTTTAGAACACTACGAAGGAAGTTTTGAGGACGGGCAGGGAAGTGTCGGGCCATGGGCCGCACGAACTGCTGGTTCTTGGGGTAATGCGCTAGAAGTATCAATTTGTGCAACTGCTACCGCCTACGAACAAAATATTACTGGTGCAAACCAAGTAAATGGTGCGGCTTCAAGCGGCGCCACAACAGTTACGGTTGACGATGTTGACCTTGCTGATAACGGTATTAATGTCGGTGACATTGTTTCGTTCTTTACAGACAGTGGTTTTGGTACATTTGCAACAAACCATGTCGGTATTGAATACGAAGTCACAGCGAGAGACACCGCAAACAACACAATTACTATTCGTAAGTTAGACGATCCGAATAGTGGTGGACTAAACGGTGATTTGGCGACTGACTCTTACATTCGCAGACGTTGGAAGTATTACGATCTATTTGAAAGTGGCCCTGGCACAACTGCTTGGTCAACTGAAAATGGTAAGGGTACTGCTGACGAAATGCATATCGTTGTTGCAGACACCACTGGTGAAATCACTGGTTTTGCAAATAGTGTTGCAAGTCAACGAACTCTTGCTGTCATTGAGACATATGAAAGACTTTCGAAGAACCCAAATGCAAAGACTGCTCAAGGTTCTACAAACTATTACAGAAACGTAGTCAATATTCAGTCTGGTTTCATCTACTGGATGGATCATCTTGGCGCTGGAACAAACTGGGGCACAGACCTAGTTGCTTCTAACAAGATCGATTTGAACGGTACTGACTCCACTGGTTCAAACGAAGGCGACAGCATCATCTTAGATGGCACTGATGGTTCTTCTAGTAACGCTGGTAGTTACATCGTACAGGACGGGCCTTCTTCTGGTGGTTCTTATACTGCCGTTGATGCTCCTACATACGATGGCCTTACTGGTGGTACAGATGATTATTCCGTTTCACACGGTGAGCTAGAACTTGCATATGATAAGTTTTCTGATACAGAATCTTTGGATATCAACCTTGTTCTTGGTGGGCCAAGTTCTGGTGTATCTGACACCTCTGGTGTAAGTGGTGACGCTTTTGATACACACGGCACTATGTTGACCGATTTGGTTGAACTTCGTAAAGACTGTGTTGCATTTATTTCGCCTGCAAGGTCAGACGTTGTTAACGTAACTGATCCAGTTGTTGCGGTTGAAAATGTAAAGAAAGCTTTCGACACATTACCTTCATCGTCTTATGTGGTATACGATAGTGGTTACAAGTATATGTACGATAAGTACAATGACTTATATCGTTACGTGCCTCTAAACGGCGATACAGCTGGTCTTTGTGCCAATACAGATCAGGTTGCTGATCCTTGGTTCTCGCCTGCTGGTTACAATCGTGGTAACGTGCGAGGTGCAATTAAATTGGCGTTTAATCCTAATCAGGCACAACGAGACATTCTCTATCGTGCAAGGATTAACCCTGTAGTTAACTTTCCTGGCCAAGGCGTGGTTCTCTTTGGAGATAAAACTGCTCTTGCCAAACCTAGTGCATTTGATCGTATTAACGTGCGTAGATTGTTCTTGGTTCTTGAGAAAGCAATCGCTACGGCTGCTAAGTTCCAACTCTTTGAGTTCAACGATGAATTTACAAGGGCGCAGTTCCGTAACTTGGTTGAGCCTTTCTTGAGGGATGTTCAAGGTCGCCGAGGTATCTTTGACTTTAAGGTGGTCGCAGATAGCACAAACAATACAGGCGAAGTCATTGACCGAAACGAGTTTATTGGTGACATTTACATCAAGCCTGCTCGGTCTATCAACTTCATTACCCTAAACTTTATAGCGGTTCGCACAGGCGTATCGTTTAGCGAGGTAGGAGGTTAATCATGGCAATGATCGATGATTTCAAAGCAAACTTAATCGGTGGTGGCGCTCGTGCTAACCAATTTCGGGTTACTATTACGCCTCCGCCTGGTATTGCAATCGGACTAGATGTTCGAAGAGCTTCATTCTTGACTAGGGGTTCTAACTTGCCAGCACAAACTCTGGGTGAAATTGCTATTCCATTCAGAGGTAGAAGTATCTACATTGCTGGTGACAGGCCAGAACCAGAAACTTGGTCTACTACATTCATGAACGATACGGACTTTATGATCCGTAACGCCATGGAACGGTGGATGAATGGTATCAATGATTTGGCTGATAACACTGGTGTAGTTGCACCAGCCGATTATCAGACAGATTTGACGGTTGAACAACTTGATCGTGATGATACTGTTTTGAAAAGTTATATTTTCAGAAGTGCATGGCCTACTGGTGTGACTTCTATAGAATTGACTTCAGAAGCCGCAGACGCAATTGAAGAGTTTGAGGTTACTTGGAGATATCAACACTTTGAAGCTTCAGCAGTGAACTTCTAATTACAAACCTACTAAATAGTCAGTAGTAGGAGATATTATGGCTGAACTTTTCGGATTCCGAATAGAACGATCTAAAAAGGATCAAGGGGCGGGAACATCGTTCTCGACCCCTACTCCTGATGACGGCACACAAGACGTTGCTGGTGGTGGTTTTTTCGGACAAATACTAGACGTAGATGGGCGAGAGAAAACTGAATTAGATTTAATTCGGCGCTATCGTGATATATCTACACAAGCAGAGTGTGACGCTGCTATTGAAGACATAGTAAACGAAGGCATTGTTGCAAATCAAAAGGATCAGGCCGTTGCGCTTGACCTTGACCGTTTTCCATATTCGGATAAAATCAAACGTAAAGTAAGAAAAGAATTTGATGAGGTGTTAAGACTTCTTGACTTTGAGGCCAAGGGTCATGACATTTTTAGGCGTTGGTATGTTGATGGGCGTGTGTACTATCACAAAATTATTGACGAAAA